CAATGGTAACATTATCAGTTTGATTCTACAAGACGAACTATTACATAAAGAATGGACTGCTATGTTAATCAATACAGTAGTAAAAGAAGATGAACGGTTTGCTCGTGCTAAGATTGAATGTGAGGCAGAAGTTTATGCTATGTACGAAGATGTTATTCGTGAAGAAAAAGCGTGGGCAGACTATCTATTCAAAAAAGGACCTGTTATCGGACTCAATGCAAACATTTTAAAAGATTTTGTAGATTATACAGCAGCTAATGGATTGAAAGAAATTGGTATTAAATACCAAAGTCCTGCTCCGAAAAATACACCTATTCCTTGGTTCAATAAACATAGCGATACAAGTAAGAAACAAACTGCCTTACAAGAGAATGAGTCGACTAATTATGTTATAGGCGTTATGTCAGACGCTATAGATTACGAGGAGTTACCAAGTCTATGAAAGCAGTAGTATGGTCAAAGTATCATTGCCCGTTTTGTGAGCAAGCTAAAGCATTGCTCACAATGAAAGGCATTGAATTTGAAGAAAAGAAAGTCGGAGATGGTTTTACCAAAGAAGATTTATTAGAAGCAGTACCAAATGCACGTACAGTTCCGCAAATATTTTTAGATGATAAATTAATTGGCGGATTTCAAGAACTTAAACAATATTTGAAAGGATAAAAATGTTAATTCAAAAACAAGAGTATGAAGCAGACGACATCGTAACAATTAAATTGATGTCAGGAGAAGAAGTAATTGGCAAGTATGTTAAAAGTGATGATGTTTCAATTACTTTAGACAGGCCATTAATGTTAGCTATGAGTCAAAAAGGTGTTGGAATGGTACCTGTATTAATGACAGTGAATCCAGACTCTACTTTAAAGTTTAATAAATTAACTGTAATAGTACAGGCACATTCAGATGAAGAGATAGGAAAACAATATGTTTACCAAACTACAGGAATTCAACCTGTTACCAATAGTAAAATAGTATTATAATGCCAGCAGTACATAGAAATACAGATCCAAGAACTTGCGGTGCAAATACTGTAGTAGTAGGAAATAAAACAGTATTTGCCAACAATCTTCTTGTTGCAGTAAATGGAGATCCTAATTCACATGGAGGCGGCAGTTTGATTGCTTCCTCCAATAATGTATATGTAAACAACATTTTAAGTGTGAACCATTCACCGGATAGTGCATCTCCAGATTCATTATGCCCTTCACAAGGAGGTGCTCATTGTGCTCCTTCTACTGCTGGAGGATCAGAAAATGTCTTTACCGGAGGGTGATCTGATTAGTTTAGGAATTTTTGGTGACAGTTTTACGGATCCACAAGATCATCATTTAAATTTAAAATAAATTAAAGATATGTATACTATGAATATGGATAAAATTATACTTACAGACGCAGACGGAGTTATCCTTGATTGGGAATGGGCATTTCATGTTTGGATGAGTGAACGTGGATATGTTACCAAACCAAACGGAAAGAACAGTTATTATCTGCATGATCAATACGAAGATCTAGATCAACACGAAGCTAAAAAGTTGATTAGAATATTCAATGAGAGTGCAGCAATTGGATTTCTTCCCAGCCTAAGAGATGCTACTTATTATGTAAAACGGTTACATGAAGAACATGGATTTAAGTTTCATTGTATAACTAGTTTAAGTAATGATACAAATGCTCAAAAACTTAGGGAAATGAATATTAAAAAAATATTTGGTCCTACAGCATTTGAGAAATTTATATTCTTAGACACAGGAGCAGATAAAGACGAAGTGTTAAGTTACTATGAACACAGTGGATTATATTGGATTGAAGATAAACCTATTAACGCTGATGTCGGACACACACTAGGACTCAAAAGTATTTTAGTAGAGCATGGACACAATATGGAACATAAATGTCCGTATCCTGTAGTCAAAAATTGGAAACAGATATATAACATCATAACAGAAGGAGAAATCGATGAGTAAGTATCAAGAATTAGTAGCATTAGTAGAATCAATGGAAGGTGATTTTGAAAAGTTTTACGACAAGGGTGTAGGCAGTGCCGGAACTCGTGTACGTAAAGGACTACAAGATATCGCTAAATTCTGCAAAGAAACTAGAAATGATGTAACAGCAGTCAAGAACGAACGTAAAGAATCCAAAACTAAATAATTTAAAGGAGATATTATGTCACGTAAGTATCCAACACCTATGGAAAGAGCAGCAAAAAGAGCTACTAAGAGAAGTCGCAAAAAATAAGGAGAGTAGTATGGCTAGAATTCTAAGAGAAAGAGCAGCAAAAACAAAAGCAGCATCAAGAGCTAAAACTACGAGAAGAAAAAAGAGTAAGTAATGGCTTATTCGGATCAAGTTGTAGATCACTACGAGAATCCCCGCAATGTCGGAAAGCTTGACAAAAATGATCCTAGGGTAGGAACAGGATTAGTTGGAGCACCGGCTTGCGGAGATGTACTACAACTTCAAATTCAAGTAGAAGAAGGAGTAATTACCGATGCCAAATTTAAGACATATGGTTGCGGTTCGGCGATTGCATCTTCGTCGCTTGTCACTACGTGGCTTAAGGGAAAGAACCTTGATGAAGCGAATACAATTAAGAATACCGATATTGCGGAAGAACTCGCGTTACCACCTGTTAAAATCCACTGTTCCATATTGGCGGAAGATGCAATTAAAGCAGCTTTAGCCGATTATAAATCAAAAAATGATACACTTGACAGAAACAGCAGCCAAGAAAGTACGGCAGCAATTAACTAATAGAGGCAAAGGCCTTGGCATAATGATCGGTATTAAAACAACCGGTTGTTCGGGACTTGCCTATAAATTAGAGTATGTTGATAATCCTCCAATAACACGTGATTATATGACATACGATAGCAACGGAATTAAAATTTGGGTCAACGGACGAGACTTACCATACATTGATGGAATGACTATGGATTGGAAGCGTAACGGACTTAATGAAGGGTTTGATTTTATCAACGATAAAGAAAAAGACCGATGCGGGTGTGGTGAATCATTTAGGGTCTAAATTATGTGGACACGAGAAGATACCAAAAATTGGTTATTCCAGATAGAACATAGATTAGAAGACTTTGAGTATTATCTAAAACAAACCGAAACCTGGTGCGAATACCATGGTATTTTTAACGATGCACAGTTGTTTATGTGCTACACAATGACTCTTGTTTGGGTTGCATATATGAGAAGTGAACAGCTATCCAAAACAGAAGTTTTCGAAATGCTAGGATTTGATGAACATGAACACTCGAATGATTTGTATGAATTGGGTGTAGAATTTCAAAACTTAGATCATGAATCTTTGCTATATAAAGTGTGTCGAAATTTCGCAGAAGACTAGACAAACGTCGAGTTTTTCTGTATAATATCAGTTTTAAATAATTAAGGAAATCGAAATGACTATGCATCTAGAAGGCCCTTGGTTATCTACTACAGGCAAACGTAAAGGCAAGAAGAAATTTAGAAATTCCGAAGAAGCTCAAAAAGCAAGACAATTGGAAGAAGATTGGAAAGAATTACAGAAAAAATGGGGTATTGAATCTGAACAAAAGAAACGTAAACGAGCAATGTCATCGGCTACTTATGTAGCACCAAAATCGTTTCATAGGGGGTCAGATCAGCCCAAAATACCAAGTTTACCATTTACTGGAGGACCTTGTATTAAGCCCGAACAAAAGGTTTATACTGGTACAAAAGTTAAAGGAATTGGTACTATGCACAAGTCAAATGCAGTTCCTATCTTCAGTGATGAAGAAGCTATTGCAATTAGCAAAATGCGTAGATAATTCATTTTTAATCGAGATAATTAATTAACGGTTTGAAAAAAGAGAACTTATGATACTCGGTTTTCGGCCCACAGCAGTTTTTAATATTTTTTGGACTGCTGGTGTGTAGAAATACACATTAACTAATAGGAGGATTTAACTATGGAAAAATATCTAAGAATCGGTATGCTCGTGCTGGGCGTATTCTTAGTAGGATCAGCAATACAGGCTATTACAAAAAATCGTATAGCCTATTATAAACAAGTCGAAGTAGCTACACAGGAAAAAATCGTAGCTAAAAATAAAGAACTTGTTGCGCTCAAAGACAGAGAGCGTCAATTAGAATGTTTGGCAAGAAACATTTATTTCGAATCTGGTACAGAAAGTTTCGAAGGAAAAGTGGCAGTGGCCCAGGTTAGCATCCTAATTTCCCAAACGATATTTGCCAAGTAGTCTATCAGAAAACTATTTTTATGGAAAAAGTAGTTTGCCAATTTAGTTGGTACTGCGAAAATGGTGGCAGACCAAAAATTAAACATCCTGAGTTGTACAAGGAAAGTTATGAAGTTGCTAAAAAAGTTCTTTTGGAAAACTTCCGTTTACCTTCAATGAAGGATGCTATGTATTTTCATGCCGTTTATGTAAACCCAAATTGGGGCAAAGAACGGATTGGTGTAATTGGTAATCATATTTTTTATAGGGATCGAAATGTCAAGAGTTAATAGATGGATCGAGCACATCAAATTTGTTATCAAAAATAGAATTGGTGTGATCAGTTCGGAAACAATGGCTTGGTTAGC